CAGTTACTTGAACATACTCTGACAAGCGGAACTGTCGTTTAAAGTTTCGTGTTGAAATGCCACGGTGGACAACATCACGACCCTTAGACTTATATTCGCCTGTGATCTTCAGTGACCGTTCTTTCTGCGTCACGGTTACATCTTCTTTGCTAAAGCCTGCAACTGCTAGTTCGATTGTGTATTCCGTATCACTCTCTTTGATAATGTTGTGAGGCGGATAGTGATCGTTAGCGTGTGTTGTTGCATACTCCATATCAGCAAGAAGGTGGTCAAAACCAATAAATGCGGACTTTGGGAATAAAGATTGTACTCTAGTCATGTTACTTTAACTCCTGTTAGGCAAGTTATATACAGGACCCGACCATTCGGCATCCTATGTATTATATAGTATTTTCTGAACGTAAAGTCAACAGTTAACTGTTATTTTTTCTGCCAATATTGTATTTAGCAACAAGTTCCCATTCACCCTTTTCTTTGAAAGGTAGAACCTTAATTTGGTTCAAAGGTGCAATGTTCTCACTTGTCTTACTCTGATCAACTAGGTCAATCAGATCCCATTGGTCAACCAAGTTTGAAATCGTGTTACGACGTGCTTGGTCTTCTTCAGAAAAGTTAGTTGGCTTTCCATCAAGTGCAAACAGTTCTTTGAAATGAACGATGTAGTATTTGCCTTGTTTATGGAGAATGTGGCAGGATTGATAAAGTTTCTTTTCTTTGATAGATGCTACACCAATACGTGTAAGTGTCTCTCTAACTTTCAAAAAATCATCATCTTTTTTCAGCTTGACCTCTACCAGGTCTTCAATAGCAATAGACATTATTATTATTCCTCACAACTTTGAAGTCTATCTTTAATACATTGCAACTGTTCAGTAGTTAGAACTTTCAGAGCTTGTTCTGCTTTTGTATCACTACACTTGTAGTAGGATTGTACAGCTTCAAAGTCGTCATTATTAATCTTTTTGTGCCACTTACTGAACCGTTTCTTAGATCGTATACTATTTATAAAAAAGTCAAACTGGAGACCTTTATCAAGATGAGAGTTCATATTCATCTCATTAGCATACAAAATCGTATCAGGAAAATATGATAGACCTTTGTTTACTAGGAACGGTTGATATCCCTGCTCGGCCAACTCATCGTTGTTGCTACCGTGCACTAAGTTTTCTTTGGTATAGTTGATTGCGTTTAAGTAGTCAAATGGGTTGCTCATTTGAATTCACAGTCCATCATTACATGCGTCAAGAACGCAACTAAGTTGATCTCCTGATCGACAGCAAAAGCTGACTTGTATTGATAGTCTGCAATATGAACAACTACTTGTGGGATAGACTCTGGCTTGAGATACTGGTATGCTTGGTCATACAGCTTACGAAAGATCATACTACTATCGATGTCACTGTTCTCTGCAACCCATTTGCGCATCTCTGTAAACTCTTTCTGCTTCAGAAACTCTACAAGACTAGTAATGCTATCGTCAGATTGAGTTAGTACACCCGTATCAATCGTACCTAAAACAGAACCCTGTTGTAGTGTGTTCCATACACGCCGGAAGTCTGGAAACTTCTGTTGTACAATCTCAGCTACAACTTTCTTGTTATACTCAATACTGTTATCTTCGAGTACACCAATAGTACGCTTGAACATTTGCATAGCAAGCTCAGGCTTCTCACTATTCTTGAACTTAAAGTCAATGATAGAACAACGAGACTGTAAAGGGTCAATGATGCGATTCTTGAAGTTGCAGGTTAGAATGAATCCACAGTTAGAGGAATACTCTTCCATAAAGTTACGAAGAGCTGGTTGTGTCGATTGTGCATTCAGATAGTCTGCCTCATCAAGAATCACATACTTGCGGCCGCCTGCAAACGATACAGAAGAAGCATAGTCTTTGATAAGTGTTCGCAGGGTGTCAATGTTACGGCCTTCAAGCGAGCCATTGATCATTATATAATCTCGACCAAGCTGCTCTAGTAGAGCTTTGGCTACGGTAGTCTTACCTACACCAGCGCCGCCAGACAGAATGAGATTAGGAACATCACCTTCCTTGATAAATGCATTGAATACATCTTTCAATTCAGTTGGTAGGATACACTCATCTACAGTCTTAGGTCGATACTTCTCGGTCCATAGAAAGTCTTGTTTATCCATTACTACGCTCCGAAACAATCCAGTAAGTGTGAGTGCTATTGTGGAACTGAATAACACGCTCACTAACAGTTACATTGTATTCGGAAGGTAGAATCTTCACTACATTCTCTGTCTTAACATTGATAGTAAAATCGCTATCGATATCACCTTCGATGTCAAGATCAAATGTATGTGATGTTGGATCCTTCAAGTCAGCAGTTCCTACTTTCAACTTACCACCAACAGACACCAGTCGAATTGTATCTGTCTGCAATACACTTGCAGCACGAATCAAGCTAGTTAGTTGTGTGTTGTTCAAAGCAAAAGAACATACAGGGTCTGCAACATCAACTTTATTAGTTAATGGTGCTACGACCATAGAAGGGTCGGCATATGTATAGTTTACATTACCAGATTTAGATTTAATCTCTACACTCTTATCACTAAACTTTAAGTCTGGTTCTTCAAGCATTGAGATAACACCCAAGAACTTGTTTAGCTCATAGATGCAAAAGGGTTGATCGAAGACTTCTTCTGTAATCATCCGAGCAATGATTGTCTTGGAAGGAGACATTGTTACAATCTCACTTCCAGGATTAACAACCAAAGATGGGTTGATTTGGCTAAAGTTCTTCAAAGTATTCACAGTATCATTACAAAGTTTCATCATTTATTGCCCCGGTGTCTTTTGTTTACCAAGTTTATCAATATCGGCTGTTGCACTTGCACCAAGCTGTGCAAGATCAGGCAACGAACCACCAAATACATAAGATCCCATATGCTGTAGTTTCATCCAAGGACAATACCACACTTTCATATCAATCTTACGTGCCCACTGACAGAACATATAATCTTCTGACAGATAACGATTGGAATCAGGACAGATCAACGCATCAAAGAATGCTGTAATCTGACGTGTTCCATCAAAGTGTTTAGTACGAACATGGTCAGGCTTATACTTGAGTTCAGGATATGCTTCAGCAAACTTCTCAAATGTATTCTTACGAATCATCATAAAGCCAGTACCAGCTTCTAACACTTCAACAGGTTGATCCAAAGGAATGTTTGTACCACTAACAGGATTGAATACATAGTCGCCAATATACCTTTGAAGCTGCTCAGGATTGTCATCTCCAAAGCCTTTATCAACAGCATCCTTCACCTTCTCCCATGAAATACATTTCTTAGGATAAGGACCACAGATGATATCATATTCATCATCATCAGGATTCTCACTTTGGATAGCTGCTAATGTCAATACATCATTTGGATCAAATCCAATATCCGAGTCGATGAACATGAGGTGCGTACAATCGCTACGCATGAATTCATCTACACAGTAGTTACGAGCACGTGTAATCAATGACTCGTTGAATAGATAAAAGAATCTAATATCCATTTCCCACTGTTGTCCGAGAGCAGAAAGATCAACTGATGACTTTGTATACATACCTGCACACTGCCCACCATACATGGGCGTAGCTACCATGATCTTTCTTTTTTGTAGTTGTTCTTTACTGATACTAACTTCCATAATATTTAAGTTCCTCTGTTACCATTTCTTCAATTAGTGTATCTAAAGTATACTTTGGACTCCACTCAAGGTCAACACGAGCCTTGTATGAGTCCCCTAACAGCAGATCCACTTCTGCTGGTCGGATAAATTTAGGATTGATCTTAATTACCTTATCGATATCAAGATACAAGTGATTGCATACAATCTGAGCAAACTCTTTGACGGTATGTGTTTGTTCCATTGACAGAACATAATCGCCTGGCTCATCTTGCTGCATCATTAGGTACATGCCTTCAACATAGTCTTTGGCATGACCCCAGTCACGTTTGGCATCCATGTTGCCCATCTCAACATACTCTTGATCGCCGTTCTTTACTTTGACCAATTGGTGTACGAGTTTACGGGTGACAAATTCTGTACCACGCAATGGTGACTCATGGTTAAACAAGATACCATTACAAGCAAACATATCATACGACTCACGAT